ATCTAGTGAGGCGTACTTACAGCGCCTACAGTCTGAGTTTGGTGTAATCGATGACAAGCTACGCCCTGCCTATCAGACACTAGCGGTAGCAACTCGCGACACAGAGCAATCTCAAAAACTACTTAACCTTGCACTAGATATTAGCGCCTCAACTGGCAAGGAATTATCTAGCGTGACGGCCGCCTTGAGTAAGGCCTTCCTTGGTAATAATACGGCGCTATCTAAACTAGGCGTAGGTATCTCTAAAGCAGATCTCAAGGCTAAATCTTTTGACGATGTAGTGGGCCAACTTAGTACGACGTTTGCCGGATCTGCAACAGCGGCAGCTAATACCTTTCAAGGCTCAATCGATAAATTAGGCGTAGCATCCGCTAACGTCAAAGAGATTATCGGTACTGGTCTTATCGATGCATTAAAAAATTTAGGCCAGGACACAAGCATTTCAGAGCTTGCTACGAATATGGAAAAGACGGCTCTTTACTTAGCCGATGTTATTCGCGGCGTAGGAGTCTTGTCTAGCAAGTTAAAAGATATCCCGGTGCTTGGCAACTTAAACGTAGGCATGATCCCTATCGTGGGCTCCTATATTGAATTGTTACGTAATGCTGGCAGAAAAACAGCCGACCTAGCCTCATCCGATAACGCGCATCTAAAATCGCTGCAGAATTCTTTTAAAATTACTACAAAGACTGTAGCTGCATCTAAGGCTTTGACTAAGGAAAGTGCAGCGCAACTCAAAGCCGCTAGATTAAAAAATGCTACAGACAAGGCTAACGCTGCCCTAGGCGCTGGGGCCGATATTTTTGATATGGATCAGATACAGATCGCTGCGGCGCTTGCTAGTCAGGCAGAACAGTTAGGCAAGGCCACTAGCTCAGCTCAGATGTTGGCAATCGCTAACGATGTAGCACGCCTTAACGTTAAGCGCTCTATGTACGAACTCGAGCAAGCGATAGCCGCTGGGGATGTAGTAGCGATCGAGTCAGCTACGGCCAAACTTAATGCAGACATAAAAATACTAAACGCTCTTACAGGTCAGAGTGCAAAACTCACAGACATACAAACTATTCTAAATAGTCTTAAGCCAAAAGAATTGATCGATCAAGCTAACCTAGATGCGGCTTTAGCAAAAATTAGAGAGATGTTAGCGTTATTAGCTTTGGCTAATGGCAAAAGCACAGCCCCGATACCAAGTAGCGGATCCCTAGGCTCCGGAATACCTATAGGCGATTACATCAAGCCTGTTAGCATGACAGATGCTTTAGCGGCTTCTCCCGATGCTTTAATGGAATATGCAGCCGCTGCTACAGAGCGAGCTAATGCTTTTGCCCTATTACAGGAGCAACAAAACTATGCAGACTATTTATCGCTTGTTGAGTACCAAAAAAAGCTGGGAGACTTTGGCGGATATAGCCCTAATATGAACTCAGGCCGGGGCTACAGCAGCGGCGGTGAAGTTGTCGTTACTATCGTTGACAACACCAGTGGCCTTATACAAGTAGTACAGGACGCAGTTATACAGAACAACCGCTACGGCAATAACCTAACCTTTGCAGGAGCGTTACCAGTATGACAGTCCCAGTAATTAACGCCGTTATTAACTTTAGTACTGGGCCTAGTTTTGCTCAGGCTATGATCTTAGACAGCGGCATACTAGGCACCAATATTTTGGCTGATAGTGCCTCGGTAATTGTTGATGTTTCCAACGTAGTTGACAGCATACAAACTATGCGCGGGCGAAACCCACAGGCTGACCAATTCCAAACAGGTAGCCTTACTATGCGTATTGTTGACCAAAACGGAGACTTTAACCCGCAAAACCCTAGCTCACCGTATTACAACCTTTTAACCCCTATGCGTAAGGTGCAGATTACGGCCACTTACGGCGCCGTTACTTATCCAATCTTTGCAGGCTTTATTACAACCTACACAACCACTACGCCTAAAAACGCTAACGATGTTGTTTATACAACCATTACAGCTGTGGATGCTTTTAGGCTTGCACAAAATGCACAAATTAGCACCGTGGCAGGTACCTCAGCTGGCCAGTTAAGCGGGGCAAGAATAAATAACCTACTAGATGCTATTGCCTGGCCTGCCACAATGCGCGATGTTGATGCAGGTTTAACAACTATGCAGGCCGACCCTGGCACGGCTCGTACAAGCCTTGCAGCTATGCAGACAGTAGAAACTAGCGAGTACGGCGCCCTATACGTGGATGCGGCTGGCTCGTTTGTATTTCAGGATAGAGCCGTAACGGCAGGCAGCACAGGTAAAGCCCCTGTTGTATTTAACGATAACGGCACAGGCATAGGTTACTTTGATGCTGTTTGGCGCCTTGATGACACTTTGGTATATAACTCAGCCTCTATTACACGCACAGGCGGCACGGCTCAAACAGCCATAAACCAGCCAAGCATAGACAAATACTTTATCCACAGTTACAACCAGCAAAACCTTTTAATGCAAACAGATGCAGTAGCCCTAGATTATGCACAGGCCTATGTAGCTTCACGCGCTGAAACAAGCATCCGCTGTGATGCAATTAAGTTAGATCTTTATACCGATAATTACACAGCTGGCACTATTGCAGCTTTAGGCCTTGATTACTTTGACCCAGTAACAATAACAACAAATCAGCCAGGCGGGTCAACTCTTACAAAGACTTTGCAGGTGTTTGGCGTTGCTCAAAGCATCACGCCAGGTAGCTGGAAAACAACACTTACAACACTAGAGCCGATCATTGACGGCTTTGTTTTAAACTCAACACTATATGGAGTACTCGACACAGGCGTGTTGAGCTATTAAGGAGAAATAAAATGGCAGCTGGATTAGGTTTTAAAACCTTTACAACTGGCGAGGTACTAACGGCAGCTGATACTAACGGCTACCTTATGCAGGGTATTAACGTGTTTGCTAGCTCAGCTGCTCGTGCTGCCGCAATTACCTCACCACAAGAGGGGCAATATTCTTATTTAAAAGATACTAATGCCCTGGAGTATTATGACGGTGCAGCCTGGGTGGGTGCTCCGGTCGGTGATATCACGGCGGTAAACGCTGGTACTGGTATTAGTGGCGGTGGTGCCTCGGGTGCCGTGACTATCACTAACTCAATGGCTACAGAAATAGCAGCTAAAGGCGATTTAATCGCTGGTACTGGCTCGGCTACTTTTGATAATTTAACCGTTGGCGCAAATAACACGGTGCTTACGGCAGACTCAACAACGGCTACAGGATTAAAATACGCTTACGGCGGTTTAACTCTTATTAGCCGTTCATCGTTCAGCGCCGTAGCAAGTGCAACCTTTGACAGCGTATTTACTTCGACATATAAGACTTACATTGTGAACATTGAAAATGTTTATTCTGCAACTAATACCAACCAATTACAAATGCAAATGCGTTATGGCTCAACAACCGAAACAGGCGCAAGTTATGCAGGCATGAACATAAATGCTATTAGTAGTAGTAGCACAATTACTGGATCAAACATAAATGGCGCAAATCAAATTACATTGACCACGCAAAACATTGGCGGAAATGTTTCAGAAGGCGCTACTGCATCTCTTACAATCCAAAATGTAAGTACGGGCTCTAGTGCTTGCGCTTCGATAAATGGATTTGCGCAATCAAACAGATCTTACCAAGCAAACTTTCTTGGCATTACAACAAATACAGCAAGAAATTACACAGGCTTTTTGTTAAAGGATAGCGGTGGAGCAAACATTACAGGCACAGTTTCAATCTACGGTTACGGAGTCTAATTATGACTATTGAAGTTTATGAGTTCAATGCTGCAACTGGTCAAGAAGTAGTGCGACCTTTATCAGAGCAAGAGGAGGCCGAGTTTATTATTATGGCCGAGAAGTCAAAAGCAGAAAAGGCGGCACAAGATGCCGCTATCGCTAAAGCAAAAACAGATAAAGAGGCCCTGCTAGCAAGGCTAGGCATTACCGCAGACGAGGCTAAATTATTACTTATGAGCGATGAGCCTGTAATAAGTGGAGACTAGTTACAACGGCTACCCGGCATCTAAAGATCCGGATGCTATAAAGATAAAGTCCTACCCTGTAAAGGGTACGGATCGTAAGTTGAGGTGCGCCGAGAGTGTTGGGCCTCTCTTGGCGGCCTTTGCTGCCGAGTTTCACGAGCTCATCGAGCCAATAGATGAGGGTACTTTTGACGACTGGGGCTATGCCTACAGGATGGTTAGAGGTAATCCGACAAAACTATCGTGTCACTCATCCGGTACGGCTATAGATCTTAATGCGACTAAACATCCGCTAGGTAAGTACGACACTTTCCCGGCTGAAAAGGTACCTATGATCCGGGCGCTTGCTAAAAAATACGGCCTCAAGTGGGGCGGCGACTTTAAGACTAGGCCGGACGATATGCACTTTGAGGTAGCAATAACCTCAATAAAGGCACAACAACTAACTACTAAATTAGGGCTAGATGGAGTAATAAATGAGTGACATACAACAAGCTAATATCCCTGCAAGTACAGTAACGCTTTTAGCCTCAGGCGCTAGAACTACAACAGCGGCAGGTACAGCGGTTACAGGTTTTGCAGCCGCACGGCAATTAGTACTACAGCTACAAGTAACGGCGGCTAGTGGTACAGCGCCTACCTTGGATCTTGTCGTGCAAGATACAACGGACGGTACTAACTACAATACGATCGCAACTTTTACACAAAAGACAGCGGCATCACGTGAGGTTATAAGACTTACTACACCGTTTACAGACTCTCTACGAGTCTCCTATGAAATAGGCGGAGTAACCCCATCCTTTACCTTTAACGTTATCGCTTGGGCGGACTCAAATTGAACGCGCAGCTTAAGGCCGCTGGCCTCTCATACCTACGCGCAGCTCTTAGCTGTGTAGGTGCTTTGTACATCTCGGGTATTACTGATCCAAAAGTACTAGCTAACGCTTTTATTGCAGGTCTTATTGGGCCAATTCTTAAGGCCTTGCAGCCAAGTGAAAAGCAATTAGGCATAGGGTCTAAATAATGGAACAGGCTCAGCTCATAGTAGGTATAGGCGTAGGCAGCTGTACCATTTTGGGGCTATGGGCTGGGCTTATCCGTAGGATGGTTAAGTACTACCTATCCGAGCTAAAGCCGGACGGTAATGGTGGCCACAATCTGCACGGCCGAGTAGAGCGAATTGAACAACGTGTGGACAAGATTTACGAGATCTTGCTAGAGGATCGTTTAGCTCGATAAAAAACGGTGCAGCGTCTCAGCTTGATCTGCCGCGCGTATGCCGCTCATAGGCCGACTATCGACCCCGGGTTGAGACATAGAGGCTGTAAGCCAATGCTTATTATCGTCATAGAG